TCCTTCGTGGGCCGCTTCACCTCTTCCCGGCTTTCCTCCTCCTTGTTCTCCTTGCTCAAGTCATATTCCGCCTTCGTCTTCAAGGCACGTACCCTTGTCCGTATCTTGTCCCGTTCGTTGTCCTTCATCCGGTATCCCATCACTTCCAGAACTCCGCACACATCCTTCCACCGCTCCAGCAGCATCAGGTTCTCACAGGCGGTCATGCACTGCACCATCATCAGAAGGTTGAGCCTTCTGTTGGAGTTGATGACCTCGGAGGCTATCTGCTTGCCTCCCACAATATTCATATAGTCCGCTACCACCTTGGCAACGGCTTCTTCCTTGGGCGTGTCAAATTCAATGGTGTTGTTCTCATTCGTGTACACCTCGATAAACACACTCAATGGAAGTTCGTTGATGTCCGCTTTGTAAATCATATTCTCGATGCAAATTGTCGGTAATCGTTGTTTCTGATGGCTCTTGAAAGCTCCTTGAATCCCTTGCGCTGGCTTTCCTCCAGTCGCTTGATGTCCCGCTGCAGTCCGCTGTAGTCATTCTCTATCAAGATAGGAGGAAGATTGTTTTCACGCCGGAAGGCCATCAGTCCTTCAAGGTCGTTGGCTCTCGCCTTCATCCGTTCCATGTCGATGGCGTAGGGGATAACCTGCGCACCTCTCGGGAGGTCTACCAGTGTCGGGGTGTTGGGGGTAAGGTACATGCCCTTGTCAGTCAACACGGTTTCACTGACACCGCCGTCACCGACCCAAGCCAAACCACCCTTGTGGTCTTTCGTACCTTTCGCATACTTGGGGATAGGGGTAGCGATGACTGTTGCAAGCTGGATGGCACCCATCGCACCAATCAATGCAGCCATCGGAGCACCGAAGATGCCCGTCTGGCCCCACGCCTTCATGATGGCCGATGCGGTATTCATGATGACGGATGCAATGTTGGCGGCTTTCTCCAGCTTCGCCTGTTTGGTCTGAAGGGCTGCCTTCTTCTTTTCCAATTCCTCATTCTTCTTGGCGGTCTTTTCCTCGGCGGCACGTTTCCGGGCTTCCGCTTCCTCAGTAGTAATCACACCGCTGTCAGCAAGCCGTTGGATGCGCTCCAATTCCTTTTCACCGGCTTTTTCGTTGGCATCCATTTCCTCCTCGATTTCCTGGATCTGTCTGTCATTGATAGCACCCATCAGATTCACAACCTCGTTGAATCCTTGCGATACATAGTCGATGGCCTCGGACCACTTTTCTTGCCACGTTTTGGCTCCCCAGTCCTTTTCATCGCCCCCCTTGTCATCAAACTCTGAGTTCATCACTTCCTTCAGCTTCGCTTGCTGTCGCCTCAACTTGGCGATGGCTGCATCCTTGTCGGCTCCGTCCGGCATAAGGGCGACAATAGCTTCGGCGGTCTTGATGGTGTTCTCAAGAGCCATGGCATTGTACTTCTTCTGAAGCTCGAACTTCTCACGCTCATACTCCTCACGGCTCAATAGTCCTTCCTTGTACTTTTCTTCAAGTGCCATGTTTTCCTCGATCTGCGATGTGACAAGGTTTGTAGCCTCAATTTCTGACAGCTTGTTAAGTTCGTCGATGCGGTCTTTCAACGCTTTTTCGTCCGACTTCTTTCTTTCTTCGTCGGCTTTTTCTGCATATTCGATTTCTTTGTCCATGATGGCGTTGGCCATCTGTTGGGCATAGGCTTCCCTCAGCTTCTGTTCGTTCTTGCTGTTTCCTTTGATGGCTGCTATCTTACGGGTATAGTTCAGACGGATGGTTTCAAGCTCCTTTTCAAGTCCATCCTCCATAAGTGCCACCGTTGCATCCTGAAGTTCCTTTTCAATTCGTAGACGCTCTTGTTTAATTCTCTCTTGTTCTTGTTCGGAAAGTGTAGTGCCTCCAGATGTGGTTGTGGCTGATTTAACCTGCATGGAACTGATACCAGAAATTTGCGCCTGCAAACTTTCTACATACGATATTTGTTTCAGATAATTATCCCACGATTGGTTAATTTCATTCCGATATTGTGCATCAGTCTTTTCCAGTCCTAATGCTTGTTTCAAAAAAGACGCATCCTCTTGCTCTTTCCAAAGTCTTTGGTTCTGATTGTAGTATTCATCCCTCAATTTAAGTTCTTCGTCCAGTTGCTTTTGAAGAATGGCAATTCTTTCATTCTTGGCCTTTTCAAGAGCCGTTTCCTCATCATCCCCTGCCTTTATGTAGGCTTGCTTGGCGGCTTCGATAAGCTCCTCTTGTCTGTTCATTGCTGATTGAGCTGCTTCCGTGCCAATCTTAGTAGCTGAACTGATTTGCTCATCTGTCAACTGTTCTACTGACTTTACAAGATCTGTCAGCCATCTTACACCTTCTGTACAAGCTTCAATGAAACCACGAATTGCTGAAGTATTCCCATAAATGGAAATCATCATCTCTTCCCATGCAGATTCAAGTGTCTTGATGGCACCGGCTGTATTGTCAGTCATTGTCAAAGACATGGCTTCGAGTCCATCGCCTACATCGGTAATGGATTCTCTCAACGGATTGATTTTATCTGCGGCTGTCAGAAAAGCATTGAAAGCGGCTACACTTCGTTTGTCTGTCAGTTGCAAGGTTTCGTTAAGGTCTACACCTTCATCTTTCAGCTTTTTCAATCCGTTCACAAGGTCGGGCAATGTCTTCACCGGCTCACCTAATCTTTTGGCGAGTTTCCCGTTTGCATCGGCAAGATTCAGGAAAATGTTACGAGTGGCGGTTGCAGCCATGGAAGCGTCAAAACCAGCATCAGCAAGTTTCCCTACAAGAGCCAAAGTGTCTTCAATGGCAAAGTTAAAGGAGTTTGCAACTGGTCCGACAATAGGCAATGCAGTTGCAAGGTATGAGAACGATAAAGCACTTTTGGCGGTAGCGACTGCCATTGCAGATACATATCTTTCCGTTTCTTTCGTATCGGCATTAAACATTCTCAAAGCTGCACCTGTCAATGCTGCAGCCTCAGGAAGAGCCGCCCCAGTTGCTTGTGCAAATCTCAATACATACTTGGTTGAGTCGGATATTTCCTGCGTTGTAAAACCAAGTTTTGCAAGTTCTATCTGAAGACTGGTTGCATCAGCGGCTGTGTACTTCGTTGTTGCACCGAGTTCTCTTGCCTGCATCTGAAGATTCTTGGTCTTGTCGGCTGTAGTCTGCAAAATGGCAGCAAGCGTTGAGTTGGCTTGCTCGAAGTCCATAGCGGTCTTCGCTCCATTCTTCAAGGCTGACACCAATGCGTTGATACCACCGATAACAGCTTGTGCTCCAACAAACCCCTTTATCATCGTTGCAACACTGGTACCGACTTCCCTTACACCACTTGATACCGATTCTCTCAGCATGCCCCCGAACCCCTTTGCGACAATACCGAAGTTCTTCATGGTATTGGTACCATTTCTCAGTTCTATCATGGCAAGCTTAATCTGCTCCTTATAGTCGCCTACCGTCATCTTGTTCTGAACGAGTGCATCCCTATTCCGCTTGATGTAGTTGGTATTCTGATTGATGGCTGAGTTAAGCTGCTGTCTGATTCGCCCGTCTTTGTCTTCGGCATCCGTAATGTCTTTAACGGCTTGTCTCAACTTCTTGTTGGCGGCTTCAGCTTCAGCGATAGAATGAACTTCTTTTTTGGACAACTCGATAGCTTCCTGCATGGAAACCTTCTGTTTGTCCTTTTCACGGTTCAGTATCTGTTGCTGCTTGGCTTCGTTCAGTTTGGCCTTTGAGTTGTCAAGTGCAGCCTTGGCTTCGTCCTTCTTCGCTCTTGCAAGGTCTTTCGCTATCTTAGCTTCGTTGGCCATGTCTGCGGCTACCTTCTTCAGTATCTCTTCCTGCTCCTTGCGCAACTTGTTCAGTTCTTCCTGAAGCTGGCGCATCTCGGCGGCTGATTGGTTGTACTTGGAAGCTTTGGCTTCCAGCTCTGCAAGCCCTTTCGGGTTGATGTTTGTCATCTTGGCCATTTGTTCCACCAGTGCGGCATAACTGGAGGAAGCTTCACGGGCATTTTCGGATATGGCCTTCAAATCAGAAACGATTTTCGGGTCTATGGCATTCGTCAGTTTGAAATTGGCTCCCATTTGTCTTTTCGATTTAATAAGTACCGTGCAGCTTCACACGGATTCGTCTATGATATTTTTAAATGATGTTCATAAATTCAAGGCAACACATACTCCACCAGTTCCCCATGATAGCCCTCACCCTCCTTGCAGAAGTAGTAGGCATCATCCTTCCGGTAGACGATGAACGCACAATCCTCCATCTTGGCGGCTTTCTCGGCGATACCCCTTACACGCTCAAGGTCTTTCAAGTCCTTGTTCCCCTCGCACAGGCATTGTTTCTTCATATTCCACACTCCTTCATAAATCGGTTAATCCTCGGCAGCATGAAATGCACGATGTAGTGCTTCTTCGCCTTGTCACTGATCTGATAAATCACATTCCCGTACTTCCGCTCGATGTCGGCGGAGAACATCAGCCCCTGGCTCACGATGCTCAACCCGTCACTGATGGGGATGGCGGTAATGGAGGAATAGAAGTCACCACGGATGATGAGGTTAGGAGTGTCCGCATCCCTCGGCTTGAAACCAAGATACGACCTTGCTGGAGGCTGGATGAGCATCTTCCACTTCTTGTACCGTTGGGCTGCATCCTTCGGGTCTTTGAAGGCGTTGAAATAAGGGTCTTCCGAATACTTGGGGCGCAACGGCTGCTGTTCACCGTTCACACCCGAATAGAGCTGCTCGGTGACAAACTCCTCAAACAGGCTCTTGTTTTCGTGAATCTGCTTCACAAGCATACTTTCAAACCCGTCTGCAAACTTTCCCCATCCTTTGGCGTATTCCTGAAAATCCATAGATTTCTACCTCTATAGTGACAAAACAAAAAGGTGAGGAGGTCAATCCTCCCCACCTCCATTGATTAAGCGATATACCTTCTGCAGTCTCTTCTTCCTCACTTCCTTACTTTCATTAGTCCAATGAACATCAATGCACTGACGGATGAATTCCTTCTCCGTCAGTTTCCTGATTTCACGCTCCACGAAAGTAACCCCGTTCACTACCATTGTTCAATACCGATAATGCCGTTTTCCTGAAGTACGGAAGGTTCTTTGAGCGTAGGAGTGCCCGTACCCTTCAACAAGCCTGCTTCGTAAGTCAGTGAAGTCACACCGTTCAATACGGTTTCAGCCTTGGACGCCAATTCTGCACCGTAGTACGAAGTGAGGTCTGTGCGGTCGTAGTGGTCTACCAGCTTGAAGCCGCCTTCCACGCTCACAAATTCAGCGTAAATCAAACCGGTAAGCACGGTGCTCAGGTTCAAGTCGGTGGAACGGACGGAAGCATGAGCCAGATAGTTCTCGGTGTCGGCATAGATGGCGTTGAATGCCAAGTAAGCCTTCTGGCCGCTTGAAGTGTACATCTGTCCGGTAGGATAGACACCACTCAACGGGATACCTGCAAGAACATCGGTACCATCATCGAGTCCGTAGATCACGTTATCTTCATCGAAGGCATACATGTCGAACAAAGTAGCCTTGTTCGCTACAAGGTTGCCCTGAAGAGCCAAGTTGAACTTCGACAAAGTGAAAGTGTCGGTACGGGATGAGTAGCCCGTAATTTCAGAACCGGCGTAGCCGTTTTCACTGGTAGTGGCTTCACCACCCGAAGTGGCATACTCGGAGATTCCCAGGATAGGGAAGATTCGGTCCATGCCGTCAGCGTGGCATGCTGTTTCCAGAGCTTCGGCAGTCAGTTCCTTGGGAAGCTTCTTGCCATGATAGACAAGAATCAAGCCCTTTACCTTGCCCGGCTGCAACGGGCAGAAGTTCTGGCCGGTATTGAAACCGTTGCCGCCTCCGCATTCTCTATAATCTGTTCGCATAACAAGTTTGTTTTATAAAATTTAACTCCAAATTCTTGATTTCGATTGCGTCGATTTTCTCGTCCATCTCCTTACCGTCCACGTCCAGCGCACCACGTCTCCCGAACGAGTAGTTCTCCACGTAGGTATGTGGGATAATACCCTCATACGGAATGTAGAACCGCTTGCATCCCCTCACGGCGTTGAGGAAGTCTTCATACAAAGGTCTCAACACACCCTTGAAGGAAATCTCAAGACGTTGTTCGTTGGTGTATTCCGGCAATGTGTTCACTGCAATGATGACGTTCACACTCGCACTCATTCCACCATCCGTCTGGATGGTCTCGTCAATGGGAGCGTAAAGCCCTATCAAAGGGTAGCGGAACGGAGCGGTGGCACTGCTCTTCTTCAATGTAAGGAGCGTCTCACGGATGTAGGAGCTGTCACCCCACACGAAGTGTGCCTTCAGTTCCCTGCCTTCGTTCAGCAAGGGAATAACCTTGTCCTTGAAGATGTCTATTATCATATATTGAATGTGTTGATAAATTCAAGCAGTTCCTCGTCCATCTTCCAACCCTTGTAGTTGGCCTTGCGCAACCATCCGTACAACTTCTTGTTGTGAAGCACCATGTCATTCCAGGCAAACCGCATCTTCCTTTCAGGACTGACGGGCTTTCCGTCGTCGGTGTCAATCTTGACACCGTTCAGCGTAGCGTCGGAATCACAGGAGCGCAACAGGTGGAAGTACACATAGTTGGCAATCGGTGAACGCTTGAAAGGCCTCTCAACGACAAGAAGCCTTTTCAAGCCCTCCCAATCATTAGCAGCGGAATTCTCTTCTGAGAGAGACAGAAGAAAATCTTCGTATAACTCTTCTCCAAGAAGCTTGCACAAGTATTCAGCTTCGTAGCGGTCAATGAATGACTCCAACAACCCCTGTATAGCCTGGTTGGTAGGGGATGGCGTGCCCAATGAGAGCGCACCATCCACTTTAAGCAAGCCATCCTGAAAAAAAGTATAGTCAATCATCATATTACTCTGACTTTACACGTTTGGGGAAAAGTTCACCGCAACCCAGTTCTTCTGCGTCTTCACGCAGCTTGTTCGGGATGCTGATGCGTCCTTCGTTATACAACTTGGAGGCAAGGCACATATTCATCTGCGCTTTGTCGCCCTTCTTATACACTACGTCGTCCTTGATGAACTCAACTTCGTAACGCTTGGTCAGATTCACATTATACTTTTTATTCATGATGTCTATGGTTTAACGGTTCAACTTACTGCTTGGTGATGGCTGTCTTGATGTTTGCGATGGTATCGCTCACAAAGGCAGTCTTGTACTGAGCCTTGATGTAAGCCAACAGGCGCTTTTCACCAACCAAGGTTACAAGGTTCTTGGTGAAGTCATCGTTTTCCCAACCGATGGTAATAGTCAACGCCCATACGTCACGGATGTTCAGGAAGTTGAAGTCACCAATCTTGATAGTTCCCTGTTCAACAGCATTCGTTTCCACCAATGTCAATCCGGTAGGCAATGCGTTGATTTCATTGAGCGGACGACCGGTGTTGTCTTTTTCACGACGCAATGCAACGGCATCCAACGGGTTAAGCATAACGATGTTTGGACGATATGCCATATTGGATGTAGAAACGATCTGTGCATATCCGGCATGGATAGTGTCCATGATTCCTGCATTCTCAATTTGAAGGGAAGTCAACGAGAATCCGGGCATGTCAGATGCAACACCCTTAATCTGGCCACCTTCACCGGTACCGTTCAAGATACCTTCTTCTTCAGCCAAACCGATACGGTTGATGATTTCAGCACGGATTTCAGCAACAAGCTGCGGAAGGTCTGTCAAAGTTTCTTCAGTCAGCTTCACAGTCAATGCAACCTTTCCTGCTGTGATAGTGCGTTCTTCCAGTGTGGCTTCCATGGACGGCTTCAATCCACCTTCAGGAACCCATTCAGCATCTCCTTCGCCCGGCTTGAATTCAGCATAGGTCAAAGAACGGCCACTGATAGTAGCCACGTTAGAATACTGACGGAGTATAGTCTGTGCCTTTGGGTCAACAGACAAAGTAGTGTCAACCACACCGCCCAAGTGCGGAGCACCTGCACTTGTTACAGCTGCCTTGGTGTCAATGGCAATATTGATTGTCTTCTTGTATCCAGGAGCAGCCTTACAAGCATCTTTCAAGTTGATGGTCTTACCACCATTCTTTTCAACGGTAATGTAATCCTTCAACTGGTCTTCAATCTGTTGTTCCAACGACTTCACAACCACCTTGTCGTTCTTCACTTCGAAAGCACCCTTCATGCGTACCAAGGTTTCCTTCACTTCAGAAAGGTTTTCCTTCAACGCATCCAGTTCCTTCTTCTGGTCAATGCTCTTCAAGGCTTCGCCGATGGCCTTTTCCATAGCGTCCTTGTCAATCACACCCTTCAGGTACTCAGCCATACGGGCTTCAATTTCCATGCTCATGTTCTTGAGCATTTCGACGGTTTCCTTGTCCGTCTTTTCAATGTCGATGTCTTTCAAAAAATCAATCATTGCTTTTCATTTTAATGTTACCGAATAATTTTATTTTTTTTGTGTCGGCTTT